GAAGAAGTTGACGAATCTATTGTACGTGAGTACGTAGAAAAAGTTGCAGCTCCTGCTAACTCAGAAGGCTCAGCAGTTGGTACAGGTAAAAGTGTAGCAGTTAATTCTAAATCAACTGTAGCTGGTAAAAATGACATGGGTGGTACAGCAGTAACATCTAAAGGTGGTAACCAAGATCAAAACGGTAACCGTCCTGCAGCTACTGAAAGACCAAAAGGTACATTAGTATCTAACCCACAAAACAAACCAGGTGCTAATGCAGGTAAAACAGCATTTAAAACTAAAGAAGCTTCTACAGGTTCTGAAGGTAAGCTAGCTGGTAATGATGGTAGTGTTGCTGTTAACAAACAAAGCCCACTACGTAAGTAATTAGGAAAAGATAATGGCTTTATACCTTAAAGAAAATTTAACATACGATGCAGCTAGAATTGAGTTCTTAACTGAAAGTGCTCCCGATGGCAAAGGCAAGTCATGTTATATGAAAGGTATATTCATTCAAGGTGGTGTACGTAATCACAATGAGCGTGTGTACCCTGTAAATGAAATTGAGAAAGCCGTTTCTACGTTAAATGAACAAATCAAGGGTGGCTACAGCGTTTTAGGCGAAGTAGATCACCCTGATGATTTGAAAATTAACTTAGACCGTGTAAGCCACATGATTACAGATATGTGGATGGATGGTCCTAATGGCTTTGGCAAATTAAAGATTTTACCTACTCCAATGGGTCAGTTAGTTCAGACCATGTTAGAGTCGGGTGTAAAACTTGGCGTTAGCTCTCGTGGTAGCGGAAACGTGAATGAGGGTGACGGTAAAGTCAGTGACTTTGAAATAGTCACTGTAGATGTAGTTGCACAGCCTAGTGCTCCTAATGCATATCCAACAGCGATTTACGAAGGACTGATGAATATGCGTGGTGGTGCTAAGGTATTCGAAATGGCAAAAGAAGCCAGTGCAGATCAAAAAGTACAGAAATATCTAAGAGAAGGCGTATTAAGCCTAATCAAAGATTTAAAATTAAAATAGGAGATCAGAATGTTAGACGCTATCAAACCATTGTTAGATTCTGGTATCATTAATGAGACAACCCAAACTGCTATTACAGAAGCTTGGGATAATCAAATTAATGAAGCTCGTGAAACTATTCGCGCTGAATTGCGTGAAGAATTTGCGACACGCTATAGTCACGACAAACAAGTAATGGTTGAAGCTCTAGACAAGATGGTTACTGAAAGTCTTACTGCTGAACTTAAAGAGTTCGCCAGTGAGAAACAAGCTCTAGCAGAAGACCGTGTGAAATTTAAACGTCATATGGTTGAAAGCTCAGGCAAATTTAATAACTTTATGGTTACTAAATTAGCTGAAGAAATCCAAGAACTACGTACAGATAAAAAAGTTCAAAACGAAGCAGTAGCTAAGTTAGAAAAATTTGTTATCCATGCGTTAGCTGAAGAAATCAAAGAGTTTGAGCAAGACAAACAAGCTGTAGTTGAAACGAAAGTTAAACTTGTTGCTGAAGCTAAATCAAAACTAGCTGAACTACAAAGTGCATTCGTAAAACGCAGTGCGGGTCTTGTTAAAGAAGCAGTAGCACAAAACCTAGGGTCTGAATTAGCTCAACTAAAAGAAGATATTCAAACTGCTCGTGAGAACATGTTTGGTCGTCGCTTATTTGAAGCATACGCAGCTGAATTTGCTGTAACTCATTTAAATGAGAACAAAGAATTCGCTAAACTTCAAGCTACTCTTGCTAAGAAAGAAAAACAATTAGCAGAAAGCAAACAAGTTATTGCAGAAAAAGAAGCATTAGTTGAAACTAAGAACCGTGAAGTTCGAGTTATTAACGAAAGCATTTCTCGTAAAGAGAAAATGAACGAGTTATTAAAACCATTAAACAAAGAGAAAGCTGAAGTAATGATCAGTCTTCTTGAGAGTGTGCAGACAGAAAGACTACAAGCTGCATACGATAAATATCTACCAGCAGTTCTAAACAACGCACCAACAGTCAAAGCCGATAAAGTGATGATTGCTGAAAGTCGTAAAGAAGTGACAGGTGATAAATCTGCTAAAATTGACGTAATTGAGAACGCTGACAATGTCATCGATATCAAACGTTTAGCAGGGCTAAAATAGTAGTAAACTTTTTTTAAGGAAAAATAAGAAATGACAACCCAACTATTAGAAGGCCGTTGGAACGAGACCAAAGACGCCCTGTTAGAAGGTCTACAAGGTTCTAAAAGAACCACAATGGCAGTAATTTTAGAAAATACTAAGAAACACTTGATGGAAACTGCAACCAGTGGCGCTACTGCTGTTGGTAACGTAGCTACATTAAACCGCGTTATTCTTCCAGTAATCCGTCGTGTAATGCCGACAGTTATTGCGAACGAAATCGTTGGTGTACAACCAATGACTGGCCCAGTGGCTCAAATTCACACTCTACGTGTACGTTATGCTGATCAAGTTACAGCTACATCAGGCGACAGCACAGTAGGTGGTGACGAGGCATTAAGTCCATTCAAGATCGCTACTGCATACTCTGGTACAACTGCTGGTAAAGCTGCTTCAACAAGCACACTAGAAGGTACACCAGGTAACCGCATTAACGTTCAAATCTTGAAACAAGTAGTTGAAGCTAAAACACGTAAACTAAGCGCACGTTGGACATTTGAGGCAGCTCAAGATGCACAATCAATGCACGGTTTAGATGTTGAAGCTGAAATTATGGCTGCTTTAGCACAAGAAATTACAGTTGAAATTGACCAAGAAATTTTAGCTAGTTTAGCTAGTCTTTCTGGTAATACATTTAACTACAACCAAGCTACTGTATCAGGTACAGCTACATTCGTAGGTGACGAGCACGCTGCTCTTGCTGTTTTAATTAACCGCGCAGCTAACTTGATTGCTCAACGTACACGTCGTGGTGCAGCTAACTGGGCAGTTGTATCACCAGAAGCATTGACAGTATTGCAATCTGCAACTACTTCAGCTTTTGCACGTACAACAGAAGGTACTTTTGAAGCTCCAACTAACACAAAACTAGTTGGTACATTAAACAATGCTATGAAGATCTATGTAAACAGCTATGCTGGTACAGGTACTTCAGTATTAGTAGGTTACAAAGGTTCTAGCGAAGCTGATGCAGCTGCGTTCTATTGCCCATACGTGCCGCTAATGAGCTCTGGTGTTGTTTTAGATCCAAATACATTTGAACCAGTAGTAGGCTTCATGACACGTTATGGTTATGCTGAACTTACAAACACTGCTTCATCTCTAGGTAATGCAGCTGACTACTTAGAAAGTATTGGTGTTTCTAACCTATCATTCCAATAAGATTAAAACCTTAAAGGTACGATTAGAAAAAGCCCCGCAAGGGGCTTTTTTGTTGGCGATTAACCTAAAATTAGATAAATACTTTGTTCGCTCTTAACAGAGAGTTTATGCGGCACCCACCGCGTAGGCCTAGAACGCCAAATATTTTAAGGAGAAAACAAATGGGACGTCCAGTAAAATCAGTTTATTTTGGTAATCGTAATTCAGGTGGTGTAGGTGGTGAAGGTGTATTATACGCTAACGTATACCACGTTGGTGGAGGCTATTTTTCAGCTAATGCCGCAGTTACTTTTTCAGCACCACAAATCACAGGTGGTACAACAGCACAAGGTACAGTTACTCTAAGTGCTAACGGTAACGTTATTGCTTATACTGTAACTACAGCAGGTACAGGCTATACATCACCTCCAACAATGTCAATCACTGGTGCTAACGCTTCACCGGCATTTGGTAATGCAAGATTATACGGCACAGGTGTAACAGCTAATGCTATTAGTATGACAGCATACCTATCTGCAGCAGACGGCGGTAGTTCAGCAGTTGCTAGTGATATCACTAAACAAACAGGTAGCAAACGCTATAAAGTGGCTAATGCACAAGGTACAGGTGTAGTTGCTCTAGTAGACAACAGTAGCCCAACAGCAGGTCAAGGTTACATCGGTGCTACTGACAGCGCAGGTGGCACATACTATGTATACAAACTATTCGGTGAAACAGCGTATCTAACACCAGACACAGGTACAGAGTTTTCTGCAAATACACATGTTCAATGGAATATCACAACTCCAGTACTAAACACAAGTGTAACACTATCTAACAACTAATTTTAGTTGTGTTAAAATAGCACCTTAGGGTGCTATTTTTTTATCTCTTGCTTTGATGATAAATAATAGAAACTGGATTAAACAATGGCTAGCGTAAAGAAATATAATGGTAATTTAGTAATTCAAACACCGTTCAAAAACAGTGCGAGTTCTAATATTACCTTAGATACTGATCATTTATTTGTAACAGGTAACCTCACTGTTCGTGGTAACATCACTGCTATTAGCAGTAACACACAGGTTATTACAGATAACATTATTACACTTAATGCAGGTGAAACTGGTAACGGTGTTAGTTCTTTAGGAACTACATCGGGTATTGAAATTGCCCGCGGCACAGCGCCTGGCGGTAATGTTCAACTACGTTGGAACGAAACTAGTAAAATTTGGCAGATTAGTGGTGTAACACCTGGTAGTCCGGGCGACGGTACTCAATATACTACATTATCAACTTCAAGCACTGGTTTAACGGCATTATTTGATGACAAAGCACCGGTACTAGGCGCTAATCTAAATGTTAATGGTTACACAATTTATGCTAACGTGGGTGCAACTTCATATGTTAATATCCAAGGCGCATTAAGTCTAGCCTATGCCAATGTTACATACACATCTGCAATTGGCGAAACTGTATTAAATGCGGCTGCAGAAGGTGCTGGGCAAACTGGTCTGTACGTGACTGGAGTAGCATCAATTAACGAAGAATTAGTATCAAAACGTAGAGCATTTGGCTTTTCGTTATTCTTATAGGATTTATTTAAATGGCATTAATTAGTACAACACTTACACTTGCAACAGCTAACATCTATGCAAGCACTGGCAATACAGTTATTTCAACTATGTATTTCTGTAATTACAATGCGTCTGCAGCTAACCTAAACGTCTGGGTGCAAAGCGCAGGATCTGCATTTAGCGCAACAGCTAATCTGGTGTACAGAGAAGTACAAATTGCAGCCGCAGACACATTTGTAATTGACCGCGAAAAATTAGTTTTAGCCAATGGCGATCGTATTATAGCCAATGCAGGCGGAAGTATTGCGGCCACTGTAAACTACGTAGGAATTTAACATGGGACGTATGGTAAAAAACACAGTGTTCAGCGGTGCAGCCTACGCTCTAGGTGTACCTACTGGTACTAGTAGTATAGGTCCTAGTAATCCTGCCAATGCACAAGTGCGATGGAACACAACAACAAGTAAATTAGAATTTTGGGCCAACATGACAGGCACACCAAGTTGGAATGCTATTGCACGTGAAGGTAACGTTACTATTGCTAGAGATAACTTCACAGGCAATGGTGTAGCTACACAATTTTGGCCACTAAGCACAGCATTTGCATCAGGTGATGAAAATAAAGTATTAGTACATGCAGGTACTGTGTACCAAATACCTGTAACTAATTATACTTTCGATGGTACTGGAAACATTATTTTCAATAGCGCACCAAATAACGGCGCGGCTATTACAATCATAAGCGGGTTCGCAAGCACAGTTTCAAACATAGCCTAGTTATCCAGATAAATAGTATAAAGGTTGGATAATTATTAATGGCAATCAGTCGCGTTCCGGGGTATTCTCTACTAGCTAATCTAGACCGTCAAGGCACAGACCTTAGCCTGACCTCTTCCGGGCTGACCCTACAATACTGGGACGTAGTTAATTATCGTATTGGTATTAACACAGACATCCCGCAACAAGCTCTTCATGTAAACGGCAACATCCTAGCTGGAAACGGCCATGTATATACTGGTGCTAACATAAGTTATGACATTGGTACAATCACTAACCAATGGCGCAATGTTTATGCTAGCAGCCTATACGGTACTATACAAACTGCTAATCAACCTAATATCACCAATGTTGGTATATTACAGAATTTAACTGTTAGTGGAAATTTAATTGTAGCTAATATCAACATTGGTAATGTTTTCATTAGTGGTAATATTGACGCTGGTAATAATAGAATTATTAATGTTGGTTCGCCAATTGATAATACGGACGCAGCAACTAAAGCCTATGTCGATGAACAGGTAATAGGTACTAACTACGGTAACTTAATTCCATTAGGATCTGCATCAGATGGAAACTTAGCCGATAATAATGCAGCCTATTTAGGATTTACAACAAGCACTAAGGTCACTGACGCTATTGATATTCTCAACAGCGTAGCGCAGAATTTATTCACTAATACATTTGTTCGCAGTGTTACATTTTCGGCCAATACTACAGCTGGCGGTGTAGGACAAACTATATTATTAACAATGGTTCCACAAGGTAATGTAAATCAATATGTTGTTAGTTGGGGCGACGGTACGTCAAATACTATTTCAAGTAGTTCAACAATTCCACATACTTACGCTACTAACGTAGGCACACCTTATACTGTTATAGTAACTGCTAATAATACAACAGGTGCAAGCCCAAGTAATACAGCCGGAGCAGTAAGAACTAATTATATCACTATATACGCCGCTGACCCTGCCATAGGACTTGGGCTATTTAGAGCTAATATTAGTTCTAGCCCGCTAACAGGAAACGATCTTTATAGTATACAAGGTAACGTAGTTTATCTACAAAACTCAACAACGAATACTAACACAGCCACAGTAGTTACTTGGAGTGTTAACTGGGGTGATGGCACTTATGCCAACGTATCTAACAATACATCAGCTGGTGGCGCCCAAGGACCATATGCTAACAAGACCTATGTTACAAATACAGGTACTGGCACACTATCTGTTAACCTGGCCTTATTAACTAGCGACATTACTAATCCAGCAATTCTTCCACGGTATACATCAACAACATTAAAAGTTTATGGTAACAGTGTAAGTCCGCCGGCTGGATTAAACACAAAAACATTAACATTTAGCGGTAGCGTAGGAACAAATGCAACCTTAGCCAGTAGTGCAGTAGACAACACCGGTGGAACAACATTAACAGCCAATGCTAGTGTAAGCAGAACTATAGCAACTGGGTCAACATTGATTACTACCGCAGGTAATGTAACTACTAGTTATTCTTACAATGCTAATATTGGGTTCTTACAAGCAGTAGTAAATGGCACAGTGCGTGGTAACGTAAACGTTGCGGCACAGACAACAGCAACTATTACAGGCAAC